GATGCGCAAGTCCCCTGCCGTATTGGTTGCCGTAGCGGCCCAGTCAGTCAAAGACTCTTGGCTAGAAAACCGGATTAACAACGGGTCCTGTGTTCCAATGTCCGTTTGCGGGTCACAACCAAACGCAATAACGTGACGGTCACGGTCTGATACCAAAACCTTCTTGGCAATAGTCGGAGTTGTGTCTGCCCCTGCTAGGCTAGACAACTCTACAGCACGACCAAACGTAACGCCTGCATTCGTACTCTTGTCCCAGTAGTAAATCCCGCCATCGCGGACGTTGATTAGCAGATCTTCGCCAAAATTGTCGTGTGACCAGATACGAAGAGAGGCAGGAGCAATGGAAATAGGAGCAGCACTGCCCCACGCCCCGCGGGACCAGGTTCCTGCGCCCCAGCCTGTGCCACCAACCGTAGTGTCCAAGCCTGTGTTGATCTGATAGGTGCCGACAGTTGATGCACCACCACTTGCAGAATCCGATGTCGTAGCAAACACATAGGTTGGATCGTAGCCTGTTGTCGTAGTAATACTGTTTAATAACGCAACTTCCCGCGCTTCAATCAGGTAAGTATTGTCATCTACAATAGAGGCAACTTGGTACTCTTGGTTCAGTACGTCTGCTGTGATTTGATCACCAAGTGTGGATGCACCGGAGTAAGTAACGAAGTCGTCGTTCTCACAGCCATGTGCCGTGTCACTGACGATCAAGGTAGCACAAGTCACTGCGTCGGCAGAGGTATGCGCAGCTTCTGTTGTACCGTCGTAACCACGCTCTAGGCCAAGCAAAGTGTTGCCGGAGATTGAAGCGTAGCGGATAATTTCACTGTTTACTTTGACGATGCCCGTGTCTGGAAACCCAGTTGTATTGGATAGCGTCATCGAAGTATCGCCAATATCAAGGTCAGCCCCAAGCGTGTTGGCATTAGCCGTAAAGGTTACATCTCCCGCAGCCGTTGTGGCACGGATCGGTGTGATGTCCCGATAGGCACCACCCTCGTTGATGTAGTACTTTAGGTGCGTACCAGCGCCCAAGTACCGCTCACCACTTAGAGCAACCCATGGGTGCAACGCACGGCATGTACCTAAGAAGTAGTTGATAGAGCTTTTCTGCCACCCACCTATTTTTTCTGGAAAGCCAAAACGAAACCTGACCTTATCCATATCAAACCACCCGCCCTCGTTAGAGTAGGAGGTGGTTTCACGGTTAATACCAGGTCGAAATTGAAGTTTGGTCAACGGCATCAGCAACCTCCTGTTAAGGGCATTATTCTTCAAGCTCGCTTATTCGCTTCTTAGCCGCGTCAAGCTGAGTTTTTAACTCCTGTATTGATTTGATGCACAAAGAAACCATTTGCCCATAATGAAGCGCATCTGGTCGGCCCTCTGCGTCATATTCCACAAATTCAGTCAAACCTGCATCATGTACCTCTTCGGCAATCAAGCCGCCAAACACTGTGTCATCGCCATCTTTGCTGGTGTATGTCACTGAGCGAAGAGCCATCAAATCAGCTAGTCCATGAGACGCATCTTGTACGTTTTCTTTGTAACGCAAAGAAGATGTAGAACGATAAAGTTCACCGTTGGAATCAACGTAAACGTTTGCAGCAGATGCAGAGGTATTTGAATAAACGCCGGGAATGTAACAATCATCACCGTCATCAATCCACAAAACAGGTGCCCCAGATCCACCGTGCCTAGATAAAACAACATAATTGCTGGATGTGCGAATGTCTAATGAAGGTGATGTGCTGTTTCCAGAATAACTACCAATGATTATGTTGTTCTGACCCGTGGTTATTGCCGCTCCCGCATTATGACCGATTGCAATATTATAATCAGCATCAGAGGAGTAACTATCTAACGTAAAATCACCAATTGCTATATTATGCTCTGATGTTCCTTGAATTGAACCTCCTGCGAAATATCCAATAGCTATGTTGGACGCTCCGGATATGGGGCTTGTCGGACGGCCAAACATGGCCGCATTACCAATCGCAATATTATGATCGCCGGAATAAACCCAAGTACCCGCTTGAACGCCGACTCCAACGTTATACTCGCCGGAAGAATTGCCGCTCAACGCCTGATACCCTACTCCAACACAATAGTCAAAGTTGCCAATACCTGATAATGCTTGTCGCCCAACGGCAGTGTTGTTATTGCCAGAATTATTACTGTCTAAACTGTCATAGCCAACGGCGACATTATAAGAGCCTGTCGTTATTGAACCCCCCGCAAGATAACCAACAATGGTATTGTTGTCCGCAGCGCCCATAATTTCTGCACTACCATTTGGACTCATTACAGTGTTACCAGCACCACTTGGATTAACCAATCCATCACCACCAACAATTAAGTTGTTTGTCCCATGAGGCGATGTCCCATTTAACCTTAGTGAAGAAGTCGAGCCGCCGACATCTAAGCCTGTTGTCGTAGTCAGCTTTCCAGTAACAGTTGCGCCATCTGTGGTGGTTTCCACTGCCTTTGTTCCGTCATAGTAAAGCTCTACAGAACCGTCTTTTGTGGACTCAATACGCTTGGTTGTTGTATCGCCATCAGTAATAGTGACAGTACCGTCAGACGCAATAGTAACCCCCGCGGACGTTGCTGTAGGCTCCTTTAGCTGCGTCCTTGACCCTGTGTGGGTCATTACAAAATCACCAGACGTTCCAAGATTAATTGACGCAGAGTCATTTGCTGTCAGCGTATTTGCAGAAGCGTCCCATGTAACGTTATAGCTTGCGCCCGTTAACGTCATATCATCCGCAAGAGTAACTGCACCTTCAAAACTTGCTGCACCCACAACATTTAATGCATCAAAGTGCGCGTTGTTGAAAACGTTAGCTGCAACAGCACCAGAGCCACCACCATTGAAGAAAATAACCGCCGTTGTTCCATTTGGCACAACATAGTCATTGCTCGCATTGTACACACCTTGGAATACAATGATATCTTGACTGCCAGATAAATCATTGCGGATATAGATGATTTTCTCTGCGTCACTAGGGTTTAAACGGACATAAGCTGTTGCTCCCAAATCGGAGCTATCATCAAATATTACAAGTCTATTACGACCCTCTGAGTTGGTGTCTGCACCATCAACAATTGAAAGGTCATTTGGGGAACCGCTAGTACCTGCGCCGGTAAGGGTTACAGTGACTTGTCCATCAAGAGCCGTGTCGATCAGTGCTAAATTTTCGTTAGTCGTATCGCCCCACGTTCCAGACTGTTCACCTGTCGCAATAAGCTCTATTCCGTTATTCAATGTATATGTACTTGCCATTTTTAACCCTATGCAGCTTCGTCATCCCAATCTGGGCTTTGTTACGGTACGACTTCAATCCACCCCCCGCTCGTAGAAGGTGTCACCGGAGTATAGCTTGGTTCCTGATTTGGAACAATAGGCGACCAAATTTGTACGGAAGACACGCCCCCTATTGCCGCAATACCTATAAGATTGACTGTGACGCTTATCTCAACTCCGGCAGAGCCTTCTGATCCTGTCGCAGAAACGCCAGTTACAGGAACGTCAATTGGAATAGCTATTTCAACACTTCCAACTGCGCCTGTAGCTTCTATTCCTGTGGTGGGTACGTTTGCTTCACCATTAATATCGGGTGTGCCAACTTCACCCGTCGCCTCTACACCAACTGCGTTAACGTTTGCGGCAGCTTGTACAGTAATTGATCCAACAGAACCTGTGGCAGAAACGCCTGTAACAGAAACATCAACAGGCAACGAGACAACAGCGTCACCAACCTCACCTGTGGCCTCAACCCCCGTTGCAGTTACATTTGCTTCACCGTCAACAGTAACACTGCCAACACCACCAGAAGCGGATTCCCCTGTAACAGACGTATTTGCATCAGCATTTACTGTGACAGAACCAGCAGAACCTGTTGCTGCAATACCTGTTACACTGATGTTGTTGTTTGTTATTAACGAAACAGTGCCAATAGACGCCGTGGCCTCTAAGCCTGTAGCCGGAACATTTGTTTCCGCGTCTACTGTAACCGAGCCAAGGCCCGTTGTTCCACTAACACCAGTGACACTAAAGTTTGCTTCACCAGTGATTGTTGGATCACCAACCTGACCAGAGGCAGATATCCCAGTCGGAGATACATCGGCTTCAGCAATAACAACTACTGACCCTATGCCGCCAGACGCCTGCTCGCCAGAAACAGAAACATCCACCTCAATTTTGGCAACAACATTGCCAACTTCGGACGTAGCTTCTAGTCCGGTTACATTTAAAATGTTGTTGGTAATGAGCGATACACTACCAATAGCAGAGGTTGCTTCTAAGCCCGTTGTTGGTACATTTGATTCAGCATCCACAACAACGGAGTTAATTCCGGTTGTTGCTTCTAATCCTGTAACAGAGGCGGTTGCGTCCCCTACAACGCTTACAGAGTTAATTCCGGTTGTCGCGGACAGACCGCTTACAGAAGTATTAGCGTCCCCACTTGCTACAACGCTACCAACACCAGATGTCGCTGCAATTCCTGAAACAAAAACAAATGTTCCTGTGTCTATTTGAACTGATCCGACACTGCCTGTTGATGAAACTCCGGAAGGAGAAAAATTAGCCTCAGCGACAATAGAAACAGAGCCAGCATTACCTGTAGCTGCCAAGCCCGTAACACTTACAGGGGCCGCAGCATTAACTACAACACTGCCTACAGCAGATGTCCCAGACTCTCCTGTAACATTTATAAATCCGTCTGCGGATATAGAAACAGAGCCAATATTGCCCGTTGCGGACAAGCCTGTTTGAGGAACGTTTGCTTTAGCGTCTACGGTTGGGCTTCCGACATTACCCGTACCAGACTGACCTGTTAAATCAACACTAGCATCAGAGGTTGTCGTAACACTGCCCACACCGCCCGTTGCGGACTGACCTGTAACGGAAACATTAGCGCCTGCTATTAACGAAACACTACCAACACCGCCTGTAGCCGATAACCCAGACGGAGATATGTTGGCTTTAGCAACAACCGAAACACTGCCCACACTACCTGTAGCGGATTGGCCTGTAACGTTTACGCTTACGGGAACGGATACAACACCACCGTCATCTGCTAACGGGGAAGCAGCGAGTGATGAAAATCCTAACATCTAAAAGGTCCTACGGTGCTGTGGGCCACGTTACAGACAACGGAAACCCTTCTTGGTCTGTTATATCACGAAGTGCCTGTCTGTAGGTAGCCATTTCCGTAGGCATGGTCACGTCCGACAACGCAGTCCAATCCGTTCTGCGCAGCAAACTATCTCTATGGTTTCTTACGCGCTGCGCAGATTCTTCGTTAGAAAGAGAAACTTTATTGTATTTCTGTTTCCAAACCCCGTCTTCAAAAACAATACTTTCCGTAATCCGTTCTGTTTTTAAATCGGTTGACGCATTGTTGCGCTCTTCAAATACAGGAAAAACGTTATATGAAGCCAAGAATTCATCCGTCATATTTTCAGGAAAACTGATATTTGTATTTTCAGACCTTAAATCTTCCATAGAGTATGGAAACTTAACAACTTCGCCATTTTCAACTTTAACATACATTTGCAGTCTCCTTAAACGTCATAGTTCATAACAAAATCTAACCAACCCATATAGTTGTCCCTAGACTTATTCAAAATGAACAATTGAGTGCCATCGCTTCTGAAAAACATATTTGCACCATATGTTATTTCCGTACTTATTTCTCGTTTTGTAGGGGTGGCCGAAGCTGTAGTTATGTCCCAAGGGGTTGATAAAGAATACTCTTCAATTTGGTCATCATAACTTGTTCCGAAGCCGTTGCTTGAATGACTTCTCAATAAAAACATTTTAGTTCCATCGGACTTGAAACTAATTCCTTCATAATCAGCATTAGCGGGATTACGGACTAGAAAATTAGAAGTGGGCCAACCGTCAAAAGTTGCCGTTGAAATATCCCACGCAGTGGTCATGCTAAACGGCAAAACCTTATTGTTTTGATTGCCGGAAATATAAAATTTTGTACCATCTGATTTAAAGAAAAGTCCGTATGGCGAATTTTCCGTAGAGGTTATACTTAACGTTTGGTTATAAGACATTGTAGATATATCGTAAGCGGTAGTTAGATCAAACTCATTAATTTCGTCCCCACTCAAACCCATAAAATAGAATTTTGTGCCACTGTCCCCAAAAACCATTTGGATTGGAAAGCCATCATAAGTTCCTAAAGCAAAAGATACGTTGTTATATGATGCGGTGGTTACATTCCAAGCAGTGCTTAAATCGTATACATAAAGTGTATCTGTAGAACTTCCCTCAACATACATTTTTGTTCCATCATTATTGAAAGTTAGTCCATACGGGTTTGATTCTTGATTTCCAATATGAAAGTCTCGCCCGAAACTGGCTGTAGAAATATCCCATGCCGTAGATAAGTCAAACTCTCTAACATCCTCCGTAATGCGCCCAAGAATATACATTTTTGTGCCATCAGATTTAAACCACATACCTTGCGGCACAGAGTCCCCTAAACTACCTTTTGAACGAACAAATGTTCCAGTGGAAACATCCCATGCAGTAGACAGAGAAAATTGATATACAACATCAGTTCCGCTATCTAAAACATATAGTCTTGTACCGCCACTGTCGAAAAACATTGCGGTTGGCCTACTTCCCGGAAGTCCCAAATAATATATAGGAGAGGGTCCCGTAGTGTTTGATAAATCCCAAGCGGTACTTAGGTCATATCCAAATATTTCCCCTAAAGCGCCATCAACGTTAAAAACTTTCGTTCCATCTGGCTTAAAATAAAAACAATCGTTTCTTCCTAAATCAGAATAATCGTAGCTTGCAGAATAAGATGCGGTTGAGATATTCCACGCAGTAGACAAATTGTAAACATACACAGCACCAGCTACTGCCTGCACATACATTTTTGTCCCATCAGACTTAAACCATATGTTATTTGGGTCATTTACTTGTGATGACACAGAAAAAGCGCGTGTATAAGATGCTGTTGTCAAATCATATGCGGTAGAAAGCGTATATTGAGTAACATCGTCGCCTGTACTTCCAATAATATAAAGTGCCGCCCCACTATCGCCAACGTACAACCCGTTAGGTTCCGTTTCGTAACTGTTCACGTCACTTAACCAATTTTTATTAGGTTCCGTAAAGGTTGCTGTACTTAAATCACCCGCTGTACTCATCTCATATTTCATCACAATATTAGGTAAACTATTAGATACAAAGAGTTTTGATTCGTCTGCGGTTAAAAAAATGCCATAAACGTTATACAACTCTGAACTTAAATTGATCGTGCTAGTGTTTGAAGTAGAAAGAGTGCTAAAATCATATGCGGTAGAAAGCGCTCTTTCGTAAGCAACTTCAGACCAATCCATAAAATACGCAGCAGTTCCATCCGAGTTTAGTGTAAACGCCCTTATATAACCCGGCACCCCTGTTGTTTGAGTGGAATCAAAACTAGCTGTTGAAATATCCCAAGCGGTAGTCATCGTGAAAGTATGGACACCATCGTTTAAGCCGCTTAAATAAAATTCTGATCCGTCAGGTTTGAAAACTAAACTTTGAGCATCGCCTGTCGTTGACGAAATGGAAAGAGAGTTTGCAGGGGCAGAAGAAGCGGTGGAAAGGGTCCAAGCGGTACTTAGTGTGTATTGATAAATAGTATCCCCAGATTCATCTACAACATAAAACGCAGTCCCATCAGACTTAAACCACAAACCTTGATTATATGAAAGATAAGTATATTTTGACGCAACATGCGAAGCTGTGGACAAATCCCACGCCTTCGTTAAGTCAAATTGAACAACACCGGTAGTCCACCCACCAGTGAACATCTTTAAACCGTCAGGTTTCCAAAAATTACTTCGTTGATTGTAATAATAATTGGACGGCAAATTTGTATAATTTGTATTATACCCAAACGCCATGTCTGTAACGTTCCACGGATCACTTACATGACCGCCACCACCCAGTGTTCCACCTGCCCCTTGAAGTTTAGATGTTGCGCCAGACATTAAGTTCCATCTCCCACCAAAGCACCGTAAAGCGTAGTTGAAACTTTCCACAGAGCAACAACGGTATAACCTGTTGTTGCTAGAGTGGGAGCAGAACCTGCATTGTTGACCCAAGTCATAGTAGGCCATGTAACAGTATATGCCGATCCATCATCAATCATTATAGTAATTGCCTGACCTGCGGAAAAAGCATCTGTGTAAGTGGTATTTCCTGTCAGCGTATGGGTTTGAATAGAACCGTTATCAGGCTCCAAAGCAACGGACGTTCCGCTCATTGCATATACGTCTTCGACAGTTGTGCCGACCAGCGTCAAGTTTGTAAGAGTGGGCGCACTTGTTGGCGCTTTTGCATTAAGTTGCGTCTGGATGCTCGACGTAACGCCATCGACGAAGTTCAGTTCAGCAGTTGTAGCCGTTACTCCGTCAAGAATATTCAGTTCAGCAGTTGTAGCCGTTACTCCGTCAAGAATATTCAGTTCAGCAGTTGTAGCCGTTACTCCGTCAAGAATATTCAATTCAGCCGCAGTGGATGTAACCGCAGTGCCGCCAATTGATAGCGCTGTCATATCTGCCGTACCAGTTACGGATACACCTGTTGACGTTGTGGCTATTTTTACAGAGTTGTCATAATATAAATTTACTGCGCCATCTGTGTACGCCCGTAATTTATACTCAGTACCCGCAGCGTTTAAAAAGTTAATGGTTGCATCGCCCTGAATATTTAAATCACCAGCGCCATCATCTTTTATGACAGAGTTGCTGCCATTATGATAGATTTGCAAGTCACGGCTGTCACCAAAAGTAGCTTTAGCGTTGTCAGCCCATTCCATAGAGTTTTGTGAAACATCCCACAAAACATCATACGAAGTGCCCTGAAACGTTACATCGCCCGTAAAAGTACCGCCACCTGTGGACATGCCGTCCAAATAACCCAAACTAGACCATGCCGTAGAGCCATCACCTATTTTAAAGCGGTTCGTGTCACTTTCAAAGCCAAACTCACCCGACGAAAGCGTCGGATTAGCACTTGTCCAATTTGAAGCAGTGTCTCTGCGAAATTGAATTTTATTAGCCACTAGCGTTGCCTCCGTCTATAAACTTTAAGCTAGAATCATAGGTGTCTGACGAATTGCCACCATCCAGATCATAGACATTAATGTCTCTTTCTGCCGCAGTCACAAAAACAACCGCGTCCGAGGTTAAAGATATAGCACTTCCCCCGCTGCTGCTTTCACTAGGTGTTCGCGAAAGAGAAGTCCCACTAGCCGTGTAGACCCCAACGCCAATTTCCCATGCCGTACCATCTTCCGCCGTATATCTCACGGAATCACCGTCTGAGACGCCAGCCGCCGCAAACGTTTGGTAGCCACTTTCGGCAGTTCCAAGAGTAATCGCTCCGGTTCCGGGGGTTCCGGAAACGTTCATCTTGGCTCTATTTACAAGCGTTATTGACATGGCCTAAACCCATCTTGGTTTAGGCGATACGGATGATCGCGTTGCTTGCATCTGCCGTTGGAAAGACGATTGTAAAGTCGCCAGCAGTTGATGTTTTGTCTGAACCAAAATCAAGAACAATAACAGATTTGTCAGATTGATCGTCATTATAGATCAAAGCTCCACGCGCTGTGATTGTCGCTGTAGAAAAAGTAAGATCAGCAAAATCTGTAAGGGCCGTTGTACCACTTGTCGTAGGTGTAACGTTTGTCAACGAACCCCCGCCTGCGGTGTATCCTGTGCCGGACACTTCGTTTGAAGTGGTGTACGCTGTTGTAGATGCACCTAAAGTTGCAGAGCTAGTGTAAAGCGCCAATTTAAATGCATCACCTGTTGATGTAGTAAAGTTGTGAGTGCCTACAAGCAATTCTTGCTTAAAAGACGTACACATCGCTTGCGAAATTGCCATTTTAAAGTCTCCTTATAAGGTCCGCAAGCTCAGGATAGCCTGCTTCATTTAGCGCGTTGTATATGGTGGTTCTATCACTTTTCACTGCTTCACACAAGGTTTGTTCGACAGCTCTAATAACCTGAGATTTGAACGCATGAGCCTGAGCGCGAATAGCAGGATGAGCTTCGCTTGACACAGAAACGATTTTTTCAGCACATCGAATAGCATGTTCTTCAGTAGTGAACCCACGATTATTTGTCGTATGCACTTGTATTCCTAAATCTTTAATCGTGCCGTTCGTAGGAAATTCAAAGTCTAAAGGAATCATGATCTATCTCTCACAACTGGGCCTCTGCGGTACTCATCAATAGTCTCTTGAGCTTCGCCCAAGTTCTTCAACCTAGATACCGCTTCCACGAACCTTTGGTTATACATCTGCATTACGTTAGCATCGCCCTTCATGTAAATGTAAGCCTCAATCAAGCAAGCATACAACAACGCTAACTCTG